CATGACCCGGACGATCCCGTTGTCCGAGGTGCCGTGCCACGGCGTGGAAATCCTTCAGGGGAAGGTCCGGGGGCGCACGGTGATCGATCTCGGCGCGGGATGAGGTGTTTGACGTCTTCATCGTTCCAGTTCGGCAACGTTTATCCATAATTCGTGGCCGGTTTTGCACAGAACACTAAATCTAGATGTTTTGTGAAAACCGTATTACACTCCGCCGGGAAACCGGGTTTTCGAGGGAGTTTGGAATGCGCTTGGCTGTGTGTGCGGGAATGCTCGCGGCGGTCCTCTCCGGGGCGGCGTTCGCGGCGGAGGTTCCCGTCCCCCAGAGTTACGGCCAGGCGATGAGTTGGTACGAGCGCGCCGCCCATGCCGGCAATGCCAACGCGCAGTTCTATCTCGGCCTCATGTACGAAACCGGCGTGCGCGGCAACGATCTGGCCGAGGCCGCCGAGTGGTACCGCAAGGCGGCCGAACAGGGCCATGTGGAGGCCCAGACCCGGCTCGGCGTTCTCTATTACAAGGGGCAGGGGGTGGCGCAGGACTTCGCCCGGGCCCTGCACTGGTACGGCCAGGCCGCCGAGGGCGGCTCGGCCCGCGCCCAATACAACCTCGCCTTGATGTACGAACGCGGCCAGGGCGTCGAGGCCGACGGCCAGAAGGCGGCCGAGCTGTACGAGAAGGCGTCGGACGCCGGGATCGCCGAGGCCCGGCTCAATCTCAGCATCCTCTACGCTCGCGGCAGCGGCGTCGAGCGCGATCCGGGCAAGGCCCTGATGTGGCTCGAAATGGCCGCCGCCTCCGGCCTGCCGGTCCAGGAAAGCGTCCGCGACGGCCTGGTCCGGGAACTCACCCCGGAGCAGGTGGCCGAGGCCAAGGGCCGGGCCGACGAGCGCCTGGCCCTCTCCGCCGACCAGCGGAAATAGCGGCCCGCCGGTTTCCCACAGACACCCGGCTTGACACCATGCGCCGTTTGGAAGTATTAGGCGGCTTCCGCACGCGCTTCGGTGCGCCGGACGCTCTATGGCGGAGTAGCTCAGCTGGTTAGAGCAGCGGAATCATAATCCGCGTGTCGGGGGTTCGAGTCCCTCCTCCGCTACCAATTCGAAAACCCCGGAATCCTTGAGGTTCCGGGGTTTTCTGTTGCCGGTGACGCAGCGGAAAGATGTTCCGTGGAGCACGCTGAAAAATCCCGAGATTCTGCCATTTTTCTGTGTTTCCGTTTTTTCCGTAGCACATGCGTAGCACACAGGAAACCGGCCGTGTTCGCCCGCTGTTCTGGTCGGTGTAGGAAGAGGAATTAGCCGAGGATGCTGCGTTCAGCAGCCAGGGCCATCGCTTGGTCTGATTCCGGGTCGTCCCAGAGATGGCCGTAGGTGTCCATTGTGAACTGGATGCTCGCGTGGCCGGCCCAGGTCATCACCTTTTTCGGTGTCCCGTTCTGCTCGATCCATAACGAGCAAGCGGCATGGCGCAAGGCGTGGAAGGCGAACCAGGGGCGGACCTTTTCTGCGGAGTCTTCCGTCGCGGGCCTGAGTACGTCGACCAGCCCGGCCGATCTCATCAACGGCACCCAAAGACGGTTATAGAAATTCGCGTAGCATTCCACCGACCCGTTGCCGTTTGGAAAGATCAGATTGTCTTTCGAAGGCGGTGCGGCCATCAGCCACTTGCGCAAGGCCGATTCCGTGGTCTGTGACAGAGGAATGGAACGGCGAGCATTCTTCGTCTTCACCGTCCCGAGCACGTTCCAACGATCGGCCCGGCGGGCCACGCGGATACGGTGGTTCTTCCGGTCGTAGTCGTGACGGCCGAGGCCGCGAAGCTCGCTCATACGAAGCCCGGCGAACAGGAGAAGCGAAACAAACGCCTTGGCACGTCCCGTGTCGTCGAAATTGTCTGCGGCCTCAAGCAGCGAACGGAGATGTTCCTTCTCCGGAATCTCTATTCGTGTCGCCGCCCGATCTCCTGCCGTCCGAACTTTGATTGCCCGGCTTGGGTTCCCGGAGCAAAGCCCTTTCGCCCAGGCGAAATCGACGATCATTCTGAATGTCGAGAACACCCGCGTCGCCATGGCATCCGATCGAGCGCCTTCCAGATCGCGGGCGAACCTTTCGCAGTCGGGGCCGGAAAGCCGAGACAGCTTGACGCGCGCAATCGAGAATTCGGCGATGTGCAGATCTACATGCTGCCGATAGGCCCGAAGCGTTGACCTTTCCCGCTTCGCGACTTCGACCATGGCTTCGAAGTCGGCCAAAAATGCCTTTGCCGCATCGAGGACGGTCGCCGAATGGCGATCCGGCACATGCACACCTTTGGCCAATTCCCCTTCGATACGAATTCGCTCTCCGTCGGCTTCGCGCTTCGTCGGAAACTGCGGGCGATGCTGTTTGCCATCACGATCAACGTAGGACAAAACCCAGGCGGTCTTTAGCTCGCCTTTCCGGTTCGTCCATTCACGCTTTCGAATTGTGGCCATGGCGGCAGGCTAGGAGGCGCAGCGGTTGTTGTCCATGTCGATATAAGGCGCGTCCAGATGGTCGAAGAATGCCAACAGGGCGCTTTTGCGAGCCGTGATGCCGATTCCGGGGACTTTGTGAATGGGGAGGCATCCCTTTTCGCAGGCGTTGTAAACCTGCCGAGGCGTCCATCCGAGAAAGACGGCGATTGCGTTGGCGCCTTCCAATAAATCTTCCGCAAGGTTATTGCATTTGTCCATTCCTTCAATCATTTGCCAGTCTCCACCTTAAACATATCGACTTATTTCCGTACTGATTCCCACGCAATTGAACATAATAAATTGCTAATACATAAAAATTATTTATAGTAAATTTCTGTAAAATTTCTAATATTAGGTGCATAATTTGCTCCCGTGATGATGTGATGTTAGTTGGCCGCTGAGTCGATCTCAGCGGAGGGGGGCGATTCATGGATCCTATTATCCTTGTGCTGTTGGCAGGGCTTGCCGTTCCGTTTGTATGTCTAGCTGTCGTGCCTCGGGAGAAGTGGGGTTTTGCAATGAAGGTTACTGCCGTCATCATATTCTTGGGACTAGTACTCGGTCTGTGGGCTGCTGCGGGTTGAGGCAGACGCCAAGACGTTAGTTGACCAAGGCCCATCGGTTTTCATCTCGGCAATGAATGACTATGGAAGACGGGGCGGTAAACTTCTCCTCGGCTACGTTTTGGAGTTTTACTACCGATTATCGCTGTTTTCCGATGAAGAGAGGGGCATTCCTAGGACGATGTAGGCGCCGGCGAGATAGTTGATCGCGCCGAGGATTTCCGCTTGGGCCTTTTCGGTGTCGCCAGCGGCGGATAAGAGGGCGGCTTCTTGGGCTTTTTTCTGGACCTGTCCGAGGGGAAAGCCGAGGCCGACCATTTTGGAGATTTCGACCATTGGCTGCCGGTCGAACGGCTGGCCGTTGGCGTGGCGGTCGTTGCCTTTGCCCGTGGCGGCTTGCTCGACGGCGGCGGCCAGGACTTGGGCCAGGGAATCATATTCCGCTGGATAATAAATCATGCCCATTGGCTATCCCCTTTCCCGAAACCCAATATTTCGGCCGGTGTGATTTCCGGTTCCGCATTTTTTCCCTCTCGCTCTTGCCGCCGCAGGGCATCGAGCATTCGGCGCCGGCGTTTGACGCGGCGGTCCAGCAGTCCCTTGAGTTCGGACCAGGACGGAAACCATTTTTCCATCCGTGCCCAGGCTTTGCAGGTGTCGACCACGACGTCCGGCGGATAGTCGGCGATGTCCTGAGAGAACACGGCGAGCATGAGTTTCATGTCGGCGGCGTCCTCCGCCCGAGCCTTGGTGCGTACCCGTAGCGTGGCGATGGCCTTCTCCGCGATGGGGAGAGGGCAGGGCGCATTGACGGCTTCCAGGGTGGCGAGGGCTTGATGGACATCGGCCTCCGGGGCCCCGTCGAAATCGAAGCGTATGAACTCAAAATCGTATCCGTGGCTTCCCGTCCACTCCCTCACGATCTCGCGTAGCCCGGACCTCACGGAGGGCGGCAACGACGCCTCCAGAGCGCTGTCCACCTCTCGCGGTTCCATGACCGCCATGGTTTCCGCCGGCAGGGCCATGCTCACGGCGACACCAGTTCCGCCAAGTTGCCGACCAGTCGAGCCTGACGGCATCCTTCCCTGGCTTCGCGTGCCAGTGGTCGCGGAACTTGTCGGCAATGCCGTCGATTTCGGGTTCGGTGAAGCCGAGGTTTGCGGCGAAGCCTCGATCGGCGGCAACAGGTTGCCAATCGGTTGGAAGTCGTGTCGCTCGTTTTGGGCGTGCATCTTTGGTGCCTTCTGTTTCGGGTTTGGGGGCGGTTTCGCAATGGGGGGGACCTACAGGGGGGGAAACCTCTTTCTTACTTCCTTCTCCTTCTCCCTTTAGGGCATCGCTCCGGGCATCGTCGGGGCATCCCATCGGGCAAGGTTCGGGCATCCCATCGGGCACCGCCGGGGTATCCCCATGGGCATTATCGAGTTTCTTCTTATTTCCCCATCGCTTAGCGGTGCCTTTCCGGCTCTTCTTCTTCTGTGTTTTGCAGAAAGCCGCGTAGCTCTTCTTCTCTTCCCATGCGTCGAGCACCTTTTCGCACAAGATTTTGTGATAAAGGCGTCCGTCATCGCAGAGCACGAAACCGCGCATGGCGATGTCGCGTACGGAAGGCCAATCGGGAGCGCCGGAACGAACGGCCAGAATGTCGTCGTCGTTGGGTAGGCTGCCAGCCGGAACCTCGTGCCATGCCCGGCACCACAGGTTTATGCAGGCCGCCGCAGCGAACGGGTTGCGGCAGGCCAGAGCCCATGTGTCGCTATTGAACAGCTTCGACAGGTCCAGCGGCATGAACTTGAAGTCGCGTAGATCGACGTTGGCGGGGACAAGCGGTTTCATGGGGTTAGCCCCTCAGCCCGCCGAATTCCGCAGGGTCTTCGAGACTGTCCTCAACAAACCAAATCCACCGATAGGCGGTCGAACGCATCATCCAAGAGAGGTTGCTCAACTCGGCCGCTATATCGTGATTGCCGGCGGCAATGGCCCGGTCGACCAGAGTTAAAACGGCATCGGCGGCGTCGGCCTGCTCCATGGCGGCCTGTAACTCACGATGAAGACGGCAAGGGGAAACGTTCAGAATGGTCATTATGCTCGCGCTCCTTTGGTAGCGATTGCCGGAGCGGGCGACCTTTCAAGCTCCATGAATAGGGCTCGTCGCCCATGGGAATCTGGTATGGGTTTTTCGGCAAAATATACACATATTCGCACACTTTTTTGCTTGGCGTGGTGTGCAAACGTGTGTATGATCGCGGCCATAATAAGGGGGAAACGATGAAGAGCCGCGAGGTGATCAAGAAGCTGGAGGCCGATGGATGGCAGGAAGTTGCCCAGGCCGGGAGCCACAAGCAGTTCAAACATCCCAAGAAACCGGGACGCGTAACGGTTCCCCATCCGAAAAAGGACCTGAAAATCGGAACGTTGATCTCGATAGAAAAGCAGTCCGGTGTCCGGCTTCGTTAAGCCGGGCACGCTCGTAGTCAAAGGGTTTGAGAGAAGAGGCCTATCATGCAAAAGACCTATCCGGTCATCATCGAAACCGATGCGGAAGGCGGTTTCAGCGCTTACTTCCCCGATCTTCCCGGCTGCGTGGCCGCCGGAGATACGATTGAAGATTGCTTCGTCGATGCCCAACAGGCGTTGACCTTGCATCTGGCAGGCATGGTCGAAGACGGCGAAGCGTTGCCGGTGGCGACCCCGTTGGCGGACGTGAGGGCGGAACCCGAAGTCCAGGTTGCGGATATCCTGCTCGTGACGGCGCCGGTCGCCGGCCGGAAACAACGGATTAACATGACGATGGACTCCGCCGTCCTGGCCGCCATCGATGCCGTTACCAGCAACCGTAGCGCTTTTCTTGAGGATGCCGCGCTGGCTGAGTTGCGGCGCCGATCGCAGGCGGGATAAGAACGGAACAGCGGCCCCATGCGCATTCAGTCGGTGGAGATAGAAACACCGTTCATCGTGTGGTTGACCCTTGCTGACGGTCGGCGGTTGCGCGTCGATTTGAACGGCTTCATCCATCGAACTCCGGCGTTCAACTGCTTCCTGGATGACCCGGAAGCCTTCCGGCACGTCACGGTGGGAGACTGGGGCTACACCCTCGTATGGGAAAACGGTTTGGATATGCCGTTGCCCAATCTGGTCGCCATTGCCGAGAAACAGGCGGTTAGCTCCGGCACCGCGTGACGCGGCTGCATTTATCATCATAACTGCCCCCTTTGTGTTTTGCTTAGGCCGCGCCTCGGTTGGTCGATGGGATGTGGACGTCTGGGTTGGGACGCGACGGAGCCTCCAGCGTGCGAACCGGCGTGATTTCGGCGACGAACAGGAAATTGCATTCGTCGTTGAGGCACAGGAACGTGACCTCCCGGTAAGTCGGGCTGATTTGCTTCGTTTTGACCGTGGCGCAGATGCTGCCGCAGTGCGGGCAACGGGTGGTGTTGGAGCCTCGCGGTTTCATGGGATCAGGTCTCCGCGTTGAGGAATTGCGAGATGGCGACCAGGGCTTCGGTCAGTTCCTTTCGGATGGCCGGAAGTTCGGTATGGTCGATGCGCCCGTCCGCCAAGGCGGCGGCGAGCACGGCGGCGCCTTCAGCCACTTCGCGTAGGGTTTCGGCGGGGGTGCATTCGCCCCCAACCCGACGCAAGCCCGTCAGCCCGGCGGGATGCAGGACGGTGTTGGCAAACTCCGGGGGGAGGACACCCATGATGGCCACGGCGTTGTGCCACTCCGGACAGCTTTCTCCCCGCAGGTAGCGGCGGACGGTGTCCGGGTTCATCTGTGTGGCGGACGCCAGAACCTCGACCGGATACATCCTTCCTGGCCCAACAAACGCATTCAGTGTGTTGCGGAAAAGCTGCCGGATGTTTATGGAGTGTTCCGCATCAAATATGCTTTTTTGCTCAATTCGCATCTGCGATGCTCCGATCATGGAAAACGCGGTCAACAAAAATAAGGGGTGCGGGGTGGGGGAGGATGATTTGGGCGAGGCCCCACCCCGCGCGACCGTCCATGTGGGGTGGACGGCAAATGGAACACCTCTGATTCACGATGGTGCCTCGACGCCACCTTCGCCCTGAATCGCTAAAATCAGCTTGTTTACTGTGCCGATTACAGGCTCGCTCGTGCCGTTCTTCCACCTCGTGAACGCCGATCTCGCCACACCTGCGTCATGGCAGACCCGGTTCATGCTTAATCCGACTTCTTTGGCGGCGTGTTCAATTTCAGCGGGGGTAATGAGGTGCATCTGCGAGTCTTCTTATCGGTTAACTTGCATAAGCATATGAGCTTATTAGCCTATAAGCAATGGCTTTTTTACACGCTGAAATTGGGAGCGAATTCGCTCATGATCAGGGTATGAATAAGCAGGTTGAGCAATTCCGCACATATATCGAACGCGTCATGTCCGAACTGGAACTGACGCCGACGGAGATTGCGCGAAGGGCGGGAATGGCCTCTACCACCGTCACCCGCCCGATTTACAAGCCCGAGGTTGCAAGCGCGCCGACACTAAAAACGATCACAAAGATCGTGCAGGCAACCGGCATTCCGTTCGAAGTCGAGGGGCGTGTTGTTTTGCCGGATACCTCTTCTCAAGGCGCTGGAAACGAGCCGGGGAAACCGCAGGTGCCGCTAACTCAACAAGGGCAAGTGCGCATACCGGTCAACCTTGCGGCGATGCCTTACGATTTACCCATCTTCCTTCTGCGTGCGATTTCTACCCGTTCAGATAGCACCAGAATGGAGGAATTCGCGATGCAAGAAGATGCCACCGAATACTGTCGCCGGCCCCCAGGGCTGGCAGGGGTGGCAAATGCCTATGCGACCTATGCGCCGACCGATGCCCTGTTCAAGTATGACATCGGCGACCTAATGGTGGTTGCGCCGGATCGGCCCGTCCGACCCGGCGATATCGTTTTGCTGACGGTCCAGAGCGAAGGGGAGGGGGCTATTACCTATCTCGGCCGCTTGGAAACCAACACGAGGGAATGGATTGAGATCGCCGCCGACCGCCCGGAGCCGACAAAGGCCAAGTTCGCGGCGGACACGGTACTCTCCACGCATAAGGTTCTGACAATGCGCGAGGCGCTAGGTTTTTAGCGCCAACGAGGCGGCGACCTTTAGATAAGGGGAGGGGGCAACTAAGAAGGCCGTTCTAACCGCCGCCGCCCCACGCACTCGCGGGATTCGGATTGCAGCGAATTATATTTTGTCTTTCAGAAGTGAATTCAGTTTTGTGATGATGCATGAGATGTGTTTCATATGGTGTTTATATGAAAAACAAAATAGAAAACATTTTTAATCGGAAAAATATAATTTCGTTATTAATTTTATGTTGCGTTATTTGGGCATTTATGGTGCCAGTTCTTTTTGCTGCGCCAAATATTTTTTCTCCGATGTCATTCCCTCTTGTTGTTTGTGCCTTATATATTCCGGTCCATCCTTATATTACGATTATCCTAATTCCTATAATTGGTTTCTGGCTGTCGATGGTCCCAATCCTTAGAGGGAATCTGAATTTTTCTTATATTCAATTTTTTGTAATTTTGTTTATTGGAGGATTGAATATTGTATGGATTTTTTATGGATTTGATTGGGGATTAAAGTACCAAGGATTATACCATGTAGTGATAGTTTCGATTTTTAATTGTTCAATATTTATATCTTTGCTTTCCTGTTATTTTGTATTTAGGAAAAACCCTTCATTCGGAAGAAAGACATTTTTAAACGGAATGATATGGATATGGTTAGCTTGGTATGCATTCCCTTATTTAGGGGAAACCATATAACTCCGGACTAACCGCGTTTAATCGTTCCCGGTCATTTCCTTTGCCTGAATGAGATTGAGAACGAACACAATCCAACAAATTCAAACGCCGATTGCGGTCAACGGCTCAGATTTCGGCGAGGTCATAGCTGGTGCTGCGCCCGCCGCCAGGGTTCTTTTTCAGAACGCCGCGTTCCATGAGGTCTTGGATATCGCGGTAGGCCGTGTCCTGGGAACACTTGGCCAGCTTCGCCCACTTTGACGACGTGAGCTTTCCCTCGAAACCGTCCAGCATCCGGTTGATGACCTTTATCTGGCGTTCGTTGAGCGCTTCCGTCGCGAACCGGTCCCAGAACCGGGCCTTGAAGAGAACCGAGGAGAGCGTCTCCTGCGCCCCTTCGATGGCCCGCGTCAGGCAGCCGAGGAACCATGCCTGCCAATCGGTCACGTTCATCGTGCCTTTCTGCGTCGCTTCCAGCGTGGCGTAGTAGTCGTTTCTCTCGTGACGGATTTGAGCCGACATGCTGTAAAAGCGTTGCGCGCTTTGCTCCGATCGGGCGAGGATCATGTCGGCGATGCCGCGCGCGATCCGGCCGTTACCGTCGTCAAAGGGATGGATGGTGACGAACCACAAATGCGCCACCCCAGCCTTGAGGACCGGGTCCGTCGTCGGCTCGCTGTTGAACCATTCCAGGAAAGCGGCGACTTCTTTGTCCAGGGCCCCGGCCGGCGGTGCTTGATAGTGGACCCGCTCCTTACCGAAGGGGCCGGAGATAACCTGCATAGGGCCGCCGCTGTCGTCTCGCCATTGGCCCACCCGTATCTTGGTCATGCCGCTGCGCCCTGTCGGAAACAGGGACGCATGCCAACCAAACAATCTCTCCTCGGTTAAAGGCTCGTCGTATCGGTGCGTGGCGTCCAGCATCATCTCTACAACGCCTTCCACGTCCCGGTCGGCCAGCGCCAGGGCACCGATGTCCATGCCGAGGCGTCGGGCGATCGACGAGCGAACCTGATCGGGGTCGAGCATTTCTCCCTCGATCTCGCTCGACTTCAAGACGTCCTGCGTCAGTGTTCTGAGCACGGCCTCTTCCCGGAGTTGAAACCCGAGCGCTTCCATGTGCCCCAACAGACGACCTTGCCTGTGGCGGGCCTCAGCCAGCACGGGCGCGAGCCCGTCCTGATCCCAGTGGAACCGAGGCCAATCCGGCAATTCCCAAATGTACACGCCCATTCTCCGCATTGTTTGCGGATATTATGGTGCCTAATCTCCGCATGGACAAGATTAATCAGCGCATTTTATGCGGAGAATGGCCGTGCCTTTCTCCGCATGAGCCGAGGATTAACCTTCTAACATGCTGAAATAATGTGCCGAATCCGATTTCGCCAAAGGCTGCCGCCTAAGCTTCCGTCTGTATCGGATAGATCCTCTTCAAGGTCTTGGTCGACCCTTCCTCGCTCGCGAGTGCGAACTAACACAAATTAACACAAATAGTTTTATATTGATCGATTTAGATTGATAAAGATTGACTATTTTGCTACATTTTGATTGATTTAGAGCGAACGCGCAGGTGCCCGTGGCGACATCTGCGACCAGCAAGGGGCGACCGGAGATAGAGACGGCATCATGGGCGCCACGGTTAGCAAAATTCAGATCATTTACGACGACGACGGCACGCCCGCGTTCGCTCTTATCCCGTATTCCCAGTATTGGCAGATTGTTACAGAGACCGGCGTGGCTCCCCCTAATCATGAAGGTACGCTCGATCACAGAGAGCCGACCGTGCCTCCCCAAGTGAGGGCTCGACTATCTAACGGCGAAAACCCAACTAAGGTTTATCGTGAATGGCGAAACCTCACTCAGGACGAGCTGGCGGCGAAGGTGGGCATGTCTTCTGGCTACATCAGCCAAGTAGAACGGGGGGAAAGGACCTTTTCCCGTAAAGCACGGGCAAACGTCGCCGCAGCCCTTGACGTCACTCAGAGCGATCTAGACCCGAAACAGTAGGGGCGCCCATAGGAAGGAGGACACGATGGCCGATTCACACATTGAATGGACGGATGCGACTTGGAACCCTGTCGCAGGATGTTCGAACGCATCTGCTGGATGCCGGAATTGTTATGCGATCCAGATGGCCCGCCGGCTCGATGCGATGGGCGTAGAGAAATATGTTGGCCTGACCCGAAAGAGCGGCACACGGACCGTTTGGAAAGGGATCGTAAAAGAGGACCGATCCTCCCTGGAAATCCCCTACGGCTGGAAAAAGCCGAAGAAGATTTTTGTTAACTCCATGAGCGATCTATTCCACGAGCAGGTCAGCGATAGCTTCATTCTCGATGTCTGGAAGGTGATGCTCGAAACGCCTCGGCACAATTATCAGATTTTGACGAAGAGGCCGGAGCGCATGGCTGAATTCGTCTCGAACCAGATCAAGGATGTGCTCCCGAACGTATGGCTGGGAACCAGCGTTGAGGACTCTGTGGTCGTCGATCGCATAGACCATCTTCGTCGGGTGCCTGCTGCAATCCGCTTCATTTCGTTCGAACCCCTGATCGGAGAAGTCGGAGACGTAGACCTAACGGGAATTCATTGGGCTATCGTCGGTGGCGAAAGCGGAAAGGACGCCCGCCCGATGCAGGCGGCGTGGGTCGAGGATATCCAGCGGCAAGCCGACGAAGCCGGAGTTGCTTTCTTCTTCAAGCAATGGGGAAGGTGGGGAGCAGATGGGGTCCGCCGTCAAAAGAAGGCAAACGGAAGGGTGTTCAAGGGTCGCACCTGGGATGCCTACCCCGAACAACGAGCCACCTAATTAACCGGCTAGAAACCAAAATTCCCCTGGCCTTTGTCGACGGCAACATTCCAGAATTTATGGGCCAGTTGATGATTGGCAACGAGGAGAAGCCAATACAAACGTTGGCCTCTGCTGCCCGTAATCAGTTCCATATGTGGAGACGTTCTTTTTCCAATTCCGGAAATTAGCTCTTTCCAATACTCCACAACTTGACGGCGAATTTCAAACTGGGAGTGATTTTGTTCGACTTTGTCTCGCCAGCCGGGAGCAAAGCAATCAAAGGCTTTTCCGTTTTTAAGATTGTTCCCAAGATTTCTCTGCAAATCCATCACGCTCAGATGAATCAATTGGTCGATACGCTCCAGCGAGGACAAGGATTGCATAATCTTGAAATCCAAGGCCCCTAAACGATAAGGATCGATGAAAGCGAAGTGCAGGCCATAAGGGTTGACGTTGTTCACGTACGTGGCTGCTGCATCAATAGCGGCCCCCTCAAGTTCAATAACTGGTGCCCCTAATTTTCGCAGTCGAGCGACTGTTGCGGATCGACGCTCACCCTCAATATCCGCAACATAAACTTCTGAAAAAGGAGCGCCGCCTTCCTGGCTGATTTTCCAAGCAGCTACGGCGCTACCGTCAATCCACTCTCCTGTCTCTTTAATCCTTGCTCTGCCTGTACCGCAAAATAGATCAACGAACGTTGCTGATTTAGCCCTCCCTGTCAGGAATTTATTTCGGGCTGCCCGGGAGATATCTAGATAACGGCGCAATCGGTCGTGCTTATCCTTTGCCCAATCGTGCACTTCCTCTGCCGGTAATTCATCATCCCCTTCTATCAAAGACCCCATACTCTAACGTTTCCCTCAAATAGAATTTTTCCATTAAGGGTTAAAGCTTATCCCCATACCATCTGAGCGCGCAACAAATCACGAGGGCTATTGCTCTTCCAGCATCTCCTCTGCCTGAATCTCCGTGGTGAAGCCGCCGTCGCCGTCCATCGTGTGGGTGATGTCTCCCGCGATCCAAGACAGTGACGTGATTTCCGGGCGCCAGCCAGAAAGAACGATGGGCGCACAGGCGACGATATCCGGCCTGCCGAGGACCAGGGTGACGCGGAATTCATGCGCCGCGCGCTTGCGCTTCGTCCAAGCCGCCTCTGCCGCCGTCTGGGCTTCCGCCTGTGTCGGGTAGATCCTCTTCAAGGTCTTGGTCGACCCTTCCTCGCCCGCGAGCGCGAAACACGTCTTGCCGGTGGCGAGGTTGTGCCACTTCGCCATGACACCGGTTGTCGTGCCCTCCCGGTCGGTTGCCCGGAAGGAATGACGATCCCCCGCCTTGCGCTCGATGGTGACGGGGGATAGCGCCGCGCCGGAAGCGGTCAGCCCGGCACCGAAGGGAACGAACAACAGGTGCCCGGCCTTCACGGTGGCGATTGCCCCATATTGCTGCCCCAGGCGCGTCAGGAGGTTCGCGTCACTTTCGTTGGTCTGGTCCATGTGCGCAATCGAGGTGGCCGCCAGGGAGGCCCCCACGGCGGGAGAAAGGCCATTCCTGGCCGCGACGGTCGCCAGGATCGCCCCCAAGGTGGTTTCGGAATAGCTGACCTCCCGTTGATCCTTCAAGCTGTCCCGGAAGTCGGCCGAGCGCGCGGTGATTGTAATCACGTCCGGCGGCCCGTCCTCGCCGACCTCGTCGACCGTGAAGGTGCCCTTGGGCGTCAACGCCTCGCCCTTCCAGCCCAGGGCGACGGTCAAGGTCACGCCCTTGCGGGGCAGGGCTAAGGAACCCGAGAAGTCGGCAATGGAGATGTCGATTTGATCGGCCTCCATGCCTTTCTTGTCGGTCAGGCGAAGGGAGACCAGGTGCTTCGCGATGGCCGCCGTCACGTCCACGGAATCGGCCAGGATGCGGAAAGCGGGAATCACGGCTTGCTGTCCATCAGCTTGCCCAATTGCGCCGTGTCCTCATCCCAATACCGGCACAGTGTCAGGGTAAACGCGATCTTGCGCGGTGTACCGTTGGCGAGCATCCGGGTTCGCGTCTCCTCGACCTTGCGGATGAACCACTGCCCCAGGACTTCGCCGGTCCCGGCGGTCAGTATCCACGCCTTTCCCTTGGCCGACATGTCGCGCAGCTTGTCCAGGTTTACCGGCCCGCCGGTCAATTCCGGCGCGAGCGTTCCCTCGACCGTGATGGTGTCCTCGCCCGGCCCGGTCCACTGATAGGCCGGGCCCCGGCCAACGCGGTTCTTGGCCTCCCACCGTTGCTCGGTAGAGCGTTTCAGCGTCTCGAATGGGGCGGTTTTCAGTTCGAACGTGAACAGTCCCAGGGCCATCAACATGATCAATCCACCTCGTCATAGAGCCGGGAACGCCCGGCGCGTTCCTTCTCGGCCATCATCTTTTCCAGTTCCCGGCGCACGGCCTTGCCGATGTCGTTCGCGTCCTGCCCCTGTGCGGCCTGAATGTGGATGGTGACGCCGCCCATATCGAAGTGCGCCGGGGCCGGGGCAGGCGACGCGGCGGCAAGCGGCGCGGCCAGAGCGGCGGCCGTCGCCGTGGAAGCGATCTTCATGCCGGGCTTCGGCGCTTGCGGCATGTCCGGGGCGTCCCCGCCGCCGAACACCTTCCCGAACAACCCGGATACCCATGACAGGGGAGCCTTGATCGCCTCGATCCCCTTCATGATGACGTCCCAGGTCGCCGAGAAGGTGGAAGCGATACCGCCCCATAGATCGGCGAAAAAACCCTTGATCGGCTCCCAATACGTGATGACCAATGCCGCCAGTCCAGCGATAGCTAGAAGCGCGATCCCGATTGGGTTGGTCATGAATGCGGCGCCTAGGGCTTTGATGCCGGTCATCAGCATCGGAAACAATGTGCCGGCCGCCGTGCCGAGCAACCCGAACCCGCCTTTCAGCAGGCCCAAGGCCCCGGCGGCAATTCCGCCCTGTATCCCGATTGCCGTCAGGGCGAAGCGCGCCATGGCGAAGGGGCCGAGCAAACCGGCAACCGTCGTCGCCAACAGGCCGCCGACGAAAACGACACCGGCCAGCCCGGCCCCAACCTTGACCAGGGTTCCCGCGAGCTTCGGGTTTTCCTTTACCCACCCGGTGATCCCGCGCACCACCTCTGTAGCGGACTGGATCAGGCTTCGCAGGGGCGCGTCGTTGGTTTCGGTCAAGGCGATGTTCAGCCCCTCGACCGCCGAAGAGAAGCCCTTCAAGTCGCCCGCCGCATTGTCGCCCATGGCTTGTGCGACGCGGGCGCTTTCCCCCTTGGCCGTGTTGAGGATGTCCACGAACTTGGTGATCGCGCCTTCACCGCCCTTGGTGACGAGTTCCGCCATGGACGCCCCGGCCTCCTGCCCGGCGATGGCGGTGAACGCGGCCAGCCGTTGGGCGCCCCCCATGCCCTTGGTCGCCGTTGCCACGTCGGCCAGGATGTCGGTCATCGCCCGCGCGTTTCCACTCGCGTCCTGTGTCGCGACGCCCAGTTCCATCAGCATATTCAAGGCATCCTTGGGCGGGGACGCCATGCGCGTGAACAGGGCGCGCAAGGCCGTGCCCGCCTGACCGCCCTGGATGCCGATGTTGCCGAGGAGGCCGGTCATTGCGGCCACGTCCTCGACCGAGGCGCCGAATTGCGCGGCAATCGGGCCGGTGTACTTCATGGTGTCGCTCAACATCTGCAAATCGACGTTGGAGCGGGTGAAGGTCGCGGTCATCACGTCGCCGACGCGGCCCATTTCCGAGGCTTTGAGGCCGAAGGCGGACAAGGTGTTGGTGGCAATGTCCGCCGTCATCGCCAGATCGGCGCCGCCCGCCTTGGCGAGGTCGAGAACGCCCGGCATCGCGGCCAACATCTGATTCGTACTAAAGCCCGCCATGGCCAGCTTTTGCAGGCCGCCCGCCGCTTCCGACGCGGAAAAGCTGGTGGACGCGCCCAAGGTTTGCGCGAGGTCGGAGAGGCTCTTGAATTCGGCCGAAGTCTTGTCCAGCCGGGCGACGGCGCCAACGGCGGACATCTGTTCGCCGAAGGAAATCCCGGCCCCGGCCATCCGGCCGCCCAAGGCAAGGGCGCCGCCTCCCATGGCCATTCCGGCCGCGCCGCCGACGGCCATCTTGGATTGCAGGCCGAGGGCACGGTCGAGTTTCGTCCGGGCGGCCGCCAAGGCTCTGGTTTTCGTGCGCGCCGTGTCCAGGGCTTTGGCTTGACGTTCCGCCGCCTGTCGAGCTGCATCGAGGTCGCGTTTCAGGGACCGTTGCGCGGTCGAAAGGCGCCGCGTGTCGACTCCGGCCTCGCCGAGGCGCCGACGCATGGTTGCGGTTTCTCGGGTGTTGGCCGCCTGGGCGGACTTCAACCGGTCCACCTCGGCCCGTGCCTTGGCGAAGGCGGCACGCGCTTTCTTCGTCCCGCCGTCGTCGCCGAGCGCCCGGCCGAGGGCCTGGGCCTTTTCCTGTGCTGCGGCCAGGGCCGTGGCGTTGGCCTTGGCCTCGGATTTGAGGCGGGCGAACGCCTCGATGTCGCCGGACGTCTTTTCCAGCCCGCGCACCCTCGCGGTGGTGTCCTTCAACGCCGTCCGCAAGGTGTCGGTGGATTGCCCCATGCGGCGGAAGGGAGCGGAAACCTTGTCCGCCGCTTCCATCAGAATGGAAAGTTTCAGGTCGGCCACTGCCTATCCCCTTTGTGCGTCCTTGATGGCTTGCGCCTCGGCTTCCAGAAACTCGACCGCCAGGGCGTAGACTTCCCCGTAGCGATCAAGCGGAAGGGCATCGAAGACGTCCGGGGAGAATGTCCCCGGAAACGCCTTCATGATGATCCCCCAGGCGGTCAGGCACTCGTCGGGGAGGGGGTGGTCGACCCAGAGAAAAAACCCAGGATTTTCTCCGCAATCACCGTGACGTCGGCCGGGGAGATGTCATCGACGGCGTTGGGCGGCAAGGGCGTCATGGAAAGCCGGGCCGTCAGGGTCAAAATGGTGTTCACGTCCCCGTCGTGGATATCGCGCAGCTTGATCCCGCGCAGGTCGCCCGCCCGGTCCAAGTCGCGCATGGTGAATTCGGAAATGGTCTTGTCGCCCCAGGTCAGGGGTTTGGTCAGCGTAACAGTCTGCATGGGTTCGTTCCTTGTCCTGGAGCGTTAGGCGGTGATGGAGAGGGCGTCGAGAACGGCCGAGGTCATGTCGGTTCCATTGACCACTTGCTTCCCGGAAATCATGTCGATCTCGATCAGCACGTCCGAATTGACGCTGAACTTGTAGTAGGTCAGCGGCACCTCGACCTTGAGCGTCGAGAGTTCCTTCTTTTTGACGGTGCCGAAGTCGAGGGATTTCCATCGGCCGCGCACGGAAATCTCGATGGCATCCGTTCCGCTGCCGTCTTCGGAGATGGCCGCGCCGAGGAAACGGGCGTTGACGCCCCCGGCATCGGCGACGCCCCAAGACTTGAGGACGTCGGCCGAGAATTCGGCCAGGGTGAAGTCCAACTGCAGGGCGTTCAATCCCATGTCGAGTTCGACCGGGCCAAGCATTCCGGCGCCGTCGAATTCCTCGGTCTGCAATTCGAGTTTCGGCAGGGTGATTTCCTGGGCAAGCCCGGCCATGCCCAGGCCGTCGAGGAACAGGTTGAAGTTTTTCAGAATCTTGGGGAGGGCCATGTCTTCGGTTCCTTATTGCCTGGGGCGTTAGGCGGCGACCTGAGCGGCGAAGTCGATCAGGTAATCGTCGGTGATGGTCTGCTGGAACATCAGGTTTTCCAGCGGGGGCACGGGGGTGTAGTCGTAGGAAATCGTCAGTTGCCCGGCCTTCAACGTGGTTTCGTCGTTCTTCGCCGGATCGAACCACGCGCCGCCGCCGATCAGGTATTTGTTGGCCACCAGATTGCGGAACTTGGCGTTGATCCCGTCGATGATGTCGCGCACCAGGGTCGGATGCATGGGCTTGTCGACCGCCCAGAAGTGCGCCTCGGCCATGGTGTCGGCCAGAACCTGGGCGGTGCGGGTGTAGTTCTCGAAGGCGAACAGGGCGTCGGACGAACAGGTGCGCGACCCCCAGAAGCGGAATCCGTCCTGCCGGATAAGCGTGGTCACCTCGTTCTGGTTCAGATAGCCCGCGTCGGTGCTCGGGTTCTGCAAATCCCAGAACACGTCCTTGGAAATACCGGTGACGCCCTCGACTTCGACGTTGGAAAGCGTCTTATGCCAGCCGGTGTCCTCATCGATCTTGGCCCGCAGGCCGAGGGCACGGGCGGTCGCCCATTCGGTTCGGTCGGCCGAGGTGATGGTGTCCCAGGAAATGAAGTCCGGCCAAATGAGCATCAACTCGCGACTGCCGAAGTTCTCGCGATAAGCCACGGCCTCTTCCTTGGTCTCGCAGCCGTAAGCGGAAGCGTAGGCAAAGGCGCGGGTCTGTTCGGCGATGGAGGCGAGTTCGGCCGTCACCGCCTGATTGTCGAGGCCCGGCACGCCGAGAATACGCGGCTTGACGCCCAACAGGGACTTGGCCGCGGTCAACGCTTGAAGGCCGGTTTTCTGGCCGTCCACCGTAGTTCCGATGACGTTGGACGTGGTTTCTTCGTCGGTGTCGCCTTCCGCGACGCGAACCACGACGGTGGCGGGGTCGCCGTGATCCTTGATCGCGTCCAGCACGTAGGGGAGCGTGCCGGTATCGCCCGCGTTGCCGATGGCCGTCGAGATATCGGTGACCAAGGCCGGACGGTTGAGGGGAAAGGCGTCCGCGTCGGCGCCCGCGCCGGTCGCGACGATGCCGATAACGGCCGTCTCGATGGTGGTGATCGGACGCGTGCCGTCGGAAACTTCGATGACGCGTACGCCGTGATGGTAATCGGTGGCCATGGGTATCTCCTTAAGCCAACAGGGAAAGAACGAAGGGGATGAACACGGTGGCGAAGCCGAGGACCGCGCCGGTCACGCCGCCAAGAAAGAGTTCGCCAACCTCGGTCCAGCCGAACGCGTGAACGATGGTCCAGCCGAACAGGTTGAGTTCCGGGATTTGGTCTTCGCGGCGATAGGCCCAGGGGTAGCCATACCCGGCCGGTCCATAGCGCTTGATCGCGCCGTCGGTGGTGTAGTCGCCCTCGTAATGCGCCGTGATGAACCACAGAGAGACGCCGGCCGCCGCAAGCGCGGCCAGGGCCATCCCCCAGATGGACCATTCCCACGGCCAGGACCGGAACCCGGCAGCGAACAGAGCCAACAGGACGAGGACCAGGACCACCATCTTGACGGAACGGGGGCCAGTGTCGCCGGCGCCCAACCAGCGGCGCCACAGGGCGAAGGTGGCGGCCGAAACGATGATTACGAGAACCGATACAGGAAACGTGATCATTGCGGGCCTCGCGTCAGTCCGGCTGAGGCCAGGAAATACCGGCCAGGATCGATTGAAGGGTCGCGGCGTCTTCCGCCGCCTTGACGTCGCGCTTGGCGGTGAGGCGCAGGGTTTCGATTGCGTCCGAAGCCGTATGCCAAGCCTCTGCCTCGGCCGACACGACGGCGGCCACCGCGAGCACGTCGTCTGCCGTAATCCCCACCTCTGCATCGAGGGCGGGATAGGTGCCTACCTCCGGCGGGTTGTCGGAATCGTGGTTGGCCAGACAGTCGGCCGCCTGTTCGGATTTACGCTGATAGACCATCGCTTGGGCGCTGCCGCTGGTCACGTAACTCAGGCGGGCGGCCTCCGCATCGGCGTCGATCCGGCTGGCGACGGTATCTCTCAGTACTTCAAGATCGACCGACCACTTCTTGGTGACAGAAGCCTTTTTGATGGCGTATGCGAAGGAAACAGCGCCATAGGCCGAAGCAAAGGCGTTATCGCCGGTTTCGTTCAAGGGCCGAAGCCGGGCGCGGCCGTTGATCGTCTTGATTTGATCGGCATCCAAAGCAGCGGCGAACGTACGCTCGCGTGCCACGTATTCATTGCCCTGTTCGTCGGTCAGG